GTAGAAATTCTGAATGACTCATCCGCTCGAGGAACGCTTGGCGCAGGAGCATTTGACCGATGACCGCCTGGAGTCCTGTTTGGCAGGTGTCAATAAATGGTGGGACTTTCACAACGGTCACACTTTCAAACCTGACCATTTCATCAGGTCGAACAGACATTTATCGTCAACCTGTTGCAGGCTATTGTTCGGTTGAAATACTCAACACAAATCAATCAAACTTAAACATTGAAATCAATGACCAAATAACAATTCAGGTCAAGGATTCAACCAACACCTTTAAGCCTATCTTTGGCGGTTTTGTGACCGACATCGATCAGAGCGTTAGACAATCGGGTGCGCTGGCAATTGTTCAGACTTTTAAAGTCATCGCATTGGGTGCATTGTCCAAACTGCCAAAGATTTTGACCGAAGGCGTTTTGGTCAAGGACTTTGACGGAGATCAGATTTACTCAATTCTTTCAGGGTTGCTTTACAACGATTGGAACGCAGTTCCTGCAGCTCTTACATGGGCTACTTACAACGCCACCGAAACATGGGCAAATGCTCAGAACTCAGGACTGGGTGAGATTGATCAACCTGGAGATTATGAACTAGCTGCTCGATCAGCAGAAACAATCGATGTCTATTCACTCATTGCAGGACTTGCCACATCAGGACTCGGATACATTTATGAGGATGCTCAGGGTCGCATTGGATACGCAGATGCAACTCATCGAAGCCAATATCTAGCTGCTAACGGATACCTCGAAGTTACTGGAAACCATGCCCTTTCTCAGGGCGTGGCAACCTCTCGCAAACTGGGTGATATTCGCAATTCGGTAACTATTACCTATAAAAACAATGATCAAGAGTCTGCATCGGATGCAGCTTCAATCGCCCTTTATGGCACTCAGGCTCAAAACATTCTAACCTCATTGCATAACGCCTCAGATGCCCTTGCTCAGGCAAACTTCTATCTTTCGCTTCGCGCCTATCCTCAAAGCCTGTTTAAGTCCATTACCTTTGAATTGACCAACCCTGAAATAGATAATGCTGACCGTGACCGACTCATCAATGTCTTTATGGGTGAGGCATTAGACATCACAGATTTGCCTGCCAATATGACTGGGGGCAGATTTCAGGGCTTTGTTGAGGGATGGACATTTAACGCAGCATTTAACAAACTATCGGTAACTCTTAATCTTTCGCCTGTTGCGTTTAGCCTTCAGGCAATGAAATGGGAAAATGTCCCAATCACTGAATCATGGAACACAATCAACCCGACCCTGCAATGGATTAACGCTACAATAGTAGCCTGACAATAGGAGAACAATGGCAACAACGACCAACTACGGGTGGACAACACCTGATGACACTGCACTCGTCAAAGATGGCGCTGCGGCTATTCGCACACTCGGATCATCAGTTGACACCACCACAAAAGCCCTAAACCCATCTACAACGCTAGGTGACATCGAATATCGTTCATCTACTGCCAACACAAACACTCGCTTAGGCATTGGTACAACAGGTCAAGTCTTAACCGTATCGGGCGGAGTGCCTGCATGGGCGACTGCTACTGCTCCACCGAGCGGTGCAACACTTATCAGCCGAACAACTTTCAGCGCATCTGCATCAGTTACAGTTGATAATTTGTTTTCAGACACTTACGAAAATTATTTAGTGTGCTTACAAGCAACAGGCTCAGCGGGCGATGTAGATTTACAAATGCGCGGTCGTTATGGAACAACAACTGACACAGGAGCAAATTACCATTCAGGTTTGAGCGGAGTTCAGCCATCTGCATCGACGACTTTTAGAACCGTGTGCTCATCAGGCGCGACATCTTGGACTTTAGGTCGTTTAGAAAATGGCGATTACAGTATGAATAACTTTACATTTTATCGTTCAAGTGCATCAACAAGATTATGGTTCACTGGAAATGTAATAAATGGTCGTAACGATTACATGTTAAGTGGCGGCGGAATAATCAAAAGCGCTCAGACATGGGGCGGATTAAACTTTTTCCCAGCAAGCGGAACACTTACAGGTCAAATTAGCGTTTACGGATTGGCGGAATAATAATGGCAAAAACAACACAATCAAACAAAATTGATTTTCGCAAGGAATACCCAACTCTTACTCAAAACATTAACGGAGTAGATGTTCCATTAACAGAGTCGGAGTATGAAGAAACTATTACTCGATGGGAAGCAGACCAAGCAGCGCGAGCAGTAGCAGCAGAAGCAAAGGCGAAAGCCGAAGCAGATAAGGCTGCACTATTGGCTCGACTCGGTTTAACCGAAGATGAACTAAAAACTATTCTCGGATAATGAAGCCGCGTTTATCTAAGTCAATCATCCAGTTACGAGAACAAATTGACGATGCCTTCCCCGATCGTGATCGTCGCTCGGACTCAGGGGCTTACTCAGATGCTCGGCATGCAGCTCGTAAGTCTGACCACAATGCGGATGCTAATGGTTGGGTACGCGCCATCGACATTGACCGTGACTTATCCAAAGGGCGGGATGTCATGCCCGACTTGGTTGATCAGGTTCGACTATATGCCAAAAAGCACGGACGATTTAGTTACATCATATTTGACGAAAAGATTGCTTCACCCATCCTTAAGTGGAAGTGGAGAAAATATCGCGGCAGCAATCCGCACAAAAAACATGCACACTTCTCGTTTCGCAAGGATGCGGACTTGGATGGCTCGTTTTTCAAAGAAATCCCTATGATCGGAGAAAACAGATGAACATGAAAAATCCCTTAATCCTGACCGCAGGTGCATTTCTTTCTGCTTGGGCAGCTTCAAACTTTGATGTCGATTATCGCGCAATTCTTTGGGCGGTTCTAGCAGGTGTCTTTGGTTACGCCACTCCCAAAAAGTAATGACCGCCGAGAATTGGGCGGGTGTTGCAGTTGCTGCAGTGACCGTTATTGGTTCGTTTATTGGATCGGTGAGATGGTTAGTAAAGCATTACCTAAACGAGTTAAAGCCAAATTCCGGAAGTAGCATGCGCGACCAAATCACCGCACTTGAAGCGCGTGTCGAAACGATTATCCGCATCTTAGAGAGGTAACAATTATCTCATGGCAAGAAAAGCAACTAAGGCGTTAGAAGATCAAGGCTATTCGCAGCTTGATGCTTTTTGCATTGGCTTGCATGAGTATTACAAATCATTGAAACGGGCAGGTTTTCCTGAGTCTGTTGTTCTGTTCATGATTACAGAACCGCAAGCCTATCCTGCCTGGATTTTGCCTACGCCAATCGATCCCGAAAAATTCGGTGATTACGAGGATGACGATGAGGATGAATGACAAAAACAAAATCTCGAATTTTGGTAATCAGCGACCTTCAAATTCCGTACCATCATGAAGCTGCAGTCAAGAATTTAATCAAGTTAGTTAATCGAGAGAAGTTCGACCTTGTCATCAACACAGGCGATGAGTTGGACATGCAAGCTCAATCGAAATGGGCGAAGGGAACTGGACTTGAATGGGAGGGTCAACTCGATGCTGATCGAAGCCTTGCTCAGGAAATACTTTGGGACTTACGCACAACAGACATCACTCGAAGCAATCACACAGATCGGTTGTATCACACGCTCCTTCGAGGAGCGCCGTCCCTAATTGGTTTGCCCGAACTGGAATACCCAAAATTTATGGACTTCGCTTCATTAGGTATCCGATTTCATAAGAAGCCTTTCGAGTTTCATCCAGATTGGGTTTTGGTTCATGGGGACGAGGGTTCAATGAACTCCAACGCAGGACTTACTGCACTCGGTTTGGCTAAGAAGTTTGGTAAATCGGTTGTTTGCGGTCACACTCATAGAGCAGGCATCAGTGCCTATTCTGAGGGCATAGGAGGCTCATATAGGACTCTTTGGGGCGTGGAGGCAGGTAATGTCATGGATAAGCGCAAAGCCTCTTATTTGAAGGCTGGAGCGGCTAATTGGCAGATGAGCGTGGCTATCCTAGAAACCTACGGTAAGAATCTCTCGCCCATGCTTATCCCAATCAACAAGGACGGCTCATTCACCGTCTATGGCAAAACTTATGGATAACCTCATTCGGGACATCTTTCCCGTTTATCGCACTATTGATGACT